TACAGTATCAACGTAATTCTGCACTTTTTCTTGGCTGAAAGTTGCGTAGGAACTAAGTAATTCACTTACCTCCGGAGCCTTTCCTTCTTCACCCTCTAAAAATTGTTTTACTTCTTCTAACATCATAATTGTTTTTCCTCCAATTCTTCTGCCCCAGTAACATCTTCTGATACAACTGACGCATCTTCTACTTTGATTTTCTGTAACTCTAACGTTGGACTTTCCACAAATGGCAGCAATGACAGCAATGTTTCTTTGGAGCATACACCATTTAATTTTGTAATTACATCTGCAAGTCCTGTTAAATCGGTAGGTAGGTTTCTTGTAAACTTGATTGCGATATCTTTATAATCAAATACTCTGCCTTCCCGTTTCTTTATATAAAGAAATAGGTTCTTAAGACGTTCCCGAATCACTCGTTCCATGAATGCTTCACGAATCGCTACCCTATTTTCTAAATTAAGCAATTTGTTCCTTAGTGCCAATGAGGAAGTATTAGATGCCCAATTCTCATTAAAATTCACCTCATCCATCATGTCATAAATCTTGCGTTCAATATTCTCTAATTCATTTTGCACAAAGCTGTCATTGATATCCTTGGTAAGCCATTTGACCGCCCCACCCTTTGGAACTTGAATAATGCCCATCTTCTTCATCTTAAGAAGGTCTTCTTCCTCTATCTTGGCATTCTCAATAATCAGATACGCATTTCTGTGATCTGAGATTTCATTTACCAAATCTGAGTTTAATGCGTTATAGGAATCTATCAAACTAATAATGTCATAGAAACCACTTTTTGTTTCCGTATTTGCACTACAGACAATAACCGGAACTCTCTCAAATAAATGTGGATGCTCTCCAAGATATTCAAGACTCCCTTCATTCAAACGGTAGTGATAAATCATTTCGTCTGTATATACATCCAGATACTCATGATCCTCAAATGCCTTGCTAAACTTATGGATAGCAAGTGTTACATTTCTCTCTGCCGTACCATCATCCAGTACATAAGCATTCATAGGAGTTAAGACTGTCGCTGAAAACTCACCATTTTTATCTATGTAATCTAGTTCATAACTTTCTCCTAAAATCTCGCTATATTTGCGTAAGGTGATATTGTGTTCCTTTTCCCAACAGGAATTATTTGTATCAATACATTTAATTATCTTATCGTCATCTGACTTGGATACATAATTGACTGGCTTTCCAAGTAAATATCCTGTCTCATTATCTACGAACTTCCTCGGAAAATTGAATACTAATTTCTGATTGCTCCGGCTGTCCTGCATATCGTAATTATTTAGTATTTCATGATTCCCATCGTAGTAATCCTTGTATATTTGTTTCTGCTGTACCTGCTTTTCCAATTCATTCAGGCATAATAATATTATTTCATCAGTTATTATCAAGGTTTCCTCCTCTCAAAAATGGACATAGAAAAAGCCTACGATTTCTCATAGACCTTAAGCTTATATTGCCCGACATATTTTCTCTAGCCAAAATTTCTTTTGCTTATCCAACGTAGGACTTGCATGATAACATAGTTCTTCCGGTAAATCATCGGATCGTACTGCAACTTTTCTATTCTTTATATTAATATTCTGTAATTGTGTATTGCAAATTATTGCCAACTCTTTCAATTCATTACTAGTACCCCATGCTAAAACAAGTGGAATCTCTGAATCAATATTCAATGCATTCATTAATTCGTCTGCCCTAATATCAGAAAAAATGCTATGTATAAAATCATCATGATGAAATTCTTTGCATTTCTTAAAAAACAAACTACTTTTTGGTTCTCTGATATCTGATAGATTGATTACTCGAACATGATTCCAATCATTATTTTTCATCACTCTCATAACTTGATACTGAGTAATATCCGGCTTGGCTTTTACCAAATAATTTTTAAAAGCCATTTTATTCATATCACCAACATCATAATTAAATAATTCCAAAGTACTCTCTTCTGGTTTTGATGATCCTGGATTCATCATAATAAATATAGCATTTGGTATATAAGAATATGGCTTTGCTAATAATGTATCTTCAAAACTTCCACTCCTATTATATATTTCCAAAACATTCCGACATTTTGTAATTGACTGATCTGTATCTACAATATTATAAAAGCTTCCATAAACTAAATATTCTTGTTTTAAATTATCTGCATTAGGCCATTCAGGCATGTTTTTATACATTGATATAACCCCTTAATATTAGTATTTATTGCAACATATTTATGTTTTCTATTATAACATTGCAAATCTAAAACAACAATCCTCTGTCATAAAACTTCAACTTCTGTACCCCCTGCACCAACTGAACCGCTCCATACAAACTGTCCGGAGCATCATCATGTTTTGCACCTTTGTTATAATCCTTTACTTGATTGTTGTATGCCGTATTATTTCGATTAAAGAGAATATAGCCTCTTTTAATATCCGGCTCTAATGTTATAATTCTTTCGTGTTTCTGACCTTTGGAATGTATCTCTTCAACCGGAATGTAGATTTGATGATTCCATAATGTCTCTTCGAATTTCTGCTTCATATAGCTTTGTGCTTGTGTTGCTTCAAATCCAATCTTATCAATATCGTAATACTCAAACTTTCGTATTACCTCTGCAAATAAATCATCTGGCAACAACTTATACAAAGTGCCATCAATCACATACATCTGCCCAGTCACCCTATGTTTCCCCAATATGGTTACTGCCGAATAATCGTTTCGTTTTCCGGCTTTTATTGCAGGATCAATATACATCACAGTTTCCAGTTCTTCCATCGAAGGTAGCTGCTCATAAAACGTAATATTCTGAAAGATATAATCATCTGTACTTCTTGGATCATTCTGCAATTCCTTAAAGAACGATTTGTAACCCATTGCTTGTTTCTTGCACATAAGATAGTAATAGTCCAGATATTCCTTCCACAAAATATCCGTATCTTCTAGCATTTCCTCTTGATGCATCTCATAATAGCCCTTAGCTGTTTGGATTCTATCCCTATCTTCTAAGTTATTATAGAGCCGTTCCCATTCCCCCCACATATCATCCCTACCAGAGAAACTAATAATTGCAGACTTACGAATGCTACGAACTCCTGGAATTTTACCCTTGAGTAAATCAGCCATTAAATCCTCTTCATGCAGGACTGTACCAACAACTAGAATATTCGTATTCTTTGTACCAATGGGAATAACAACATCGGTAAAGGTATTCTTTACCTGCTCACGTTTTGTCTCTGACTTCGCTGTATCATCCTTTAATAAATCATCAAGTAATACCAACTGAGGTCGATACTGCTTAAAATGAATACCACGCAAAGAACCGTCAATACCACGAATCATAATGCAAGCATCTATCTGGTTAGAACCTTTAATCCAAATCTCATTGTTATTCCATCGATTACCCTTTTGAATATGAAAGTCCTCCAATAATAATGAATTATTCTCCAATTCATCTTTTATCATATCTAGGAACGGTAAAGCTATTTGCTCCGTTGCAGATATAATCAGTGTAAACTGCGACTTCTTATATAACGTGGAATACAGTGGAAATAAAAAGGAATTGATTGTACTCTTGCCATGCTCCCTCGGAAGTCCAAAAGCTTCTATCAATCCTGTGTGAGCCAACATATATTTCAATTCTGCGAATAACTCTTTGTGAAAGCTGCCAAATTCTCTGTCAAAGTATTTTGGAAAATAGCAAAGAGCGAAGAACTCAATGTCCATTTCCCCTAGTAACCTTCTAATCTCCGAAAATGAAAACTTATCCACCAATTCTGAAATAGATTTCTCATCAAAATATTTTCTAAGATAGGTTCCCATCAACTTATTCTGTCTCTGTTCTTCTGTAACCATATATCACTCCTTTCCAATAAAATGTACTGTAAAAATTTTCACGCCTTCAGCTACCGCCCACTTTTGGGCATAAAGAAGCACCCCTGCCTACCGCTATAGTAAACAAGAATGCCATGCTATTCCTATTCAATTACCAGCTAAGATTCATCAATGCATCTTTCTTATCTTGCTCGGTCGTTTGGGTATAGAGCATGCTAGTTAAAATACTCTCATGCCCCAATATCTGCTGTATCGTAGTCATTGGTGTATTCTTCTTCACCAACTGATATCCAACATTATGGCGAAGCATATGAGGTGTAATATCTACTCCAAGCTTCTTCCCATAGTTATTTAGTATAATCTCAACCGCACCTCTACCAATGGCACCACGCTGTCCTATCAATAACCTTGTAAATCCTGTTTGCTTTCGTACTTTCAGATAATCCTTTATAACTATCTGCACCTGTTGGTTCATAGGAAGTGTTCTATTGACCATACCTTTGCCGAGTATCTTAATATAATTCTCTTTTTCTGAGAATACAATATCACTCAAGTTCAAATTCACTAACTCGCTAACTCTGATTCCTGTTCCAAGAAGGGTTTCCAGAATGCAGATATGCATTGGGTTCTTTGCTTTATATACTTGTTCTCGTATCAGTAGCAATTGCTCCTGCGGTACTCCTTTATACTCCGGCTTATCCCGATTCTTAATCAGCTTCACATGAATTAATTCACCCTCAATTACCTTTTCTTCATATAGATATCTGCAATAGGTATTGATACTG